GTGTTCTTGTGAACATATCAGAAAGTAATATCAATGAACTTATGCAATCACTTAAAGACAAAGAGTTTACCAATGTTAGAAAGTGGATTGTACACAACCTTGATAATGATGCAGTTCGTATTTTTCGTAGTATTTACGATTCCCTTTATGATAATCTGGATGGTTCTACTATCCCCCATGTTGTTGTTATACTTGCTGAGTATCAGTACAAAGCCGCATTTGTATCAGACCAAGAAATAAATCTACTTGCATGTATGACTGAGATCATGGGTCAGGCAAAGTTTAAATGACATATGAGTTAAAAGACTATCTAAATGCAATAAACCACGAGAAGAAGAACCTAATGGACACAGAAGATGAAATGTGGGAAAAGAAGTATCCTGCTTTCATTGTAAACAAGTGTCTTGCACCATTTCCAGACACAATTATGCTTGTCAATGAGATGAATATACACCACCAACTAGATAAAAAGTTACAGTTTGATTTTTTACTAAATAGTTTACGAACAAGGAAAAGATACACTCCTTGGCTGAAGGCGAGTAAACAAAAGAATCTAGAGTATGTTAAAGAGTATTATGGGTATAATAATGAAAAAGCAAAGTCTGCTCTTAAACTACTTAATGATGATCAGATAAAGACTATCAAAGATAGTTTGAATAAAGGTGGTAGAAATGGAAAGCATTAATTGGACACAAGATCAGATGTTAGAAGTCGAACTGAAAGAACCAGATGACTTCTTAAAAATACGAGAAACACTATCTCGTATAGGTGTGGCTTCTAGGAAAGAACGAAAGTTATATCAATCAACACACATACTTCACAAACAAGGTAAATATTATATAGTACACTTTAAAGAATTATTTGCACTAGATGGGAAGGACACTAATCTAAGTGAGAATGATATCGCAAGACGAAACACAATCGCAAAACTATTAGGTGATTGGGGTTTAGTAAATGTAAAAGGTAACTTAGAACCTATAGCTCCACTAAGTCAGATTAAGATTATTTCATTTAAAGAAAAAGATGAATGGACTCTTGAAACTAAATATAATATAGGAAAGAAACGAGAGGCCTAATCTTGGAAAAATTCAAGTCATTCATTACAGAGGAAAAATCAGAAAAGTATAAAATTCTGGTAATTTCTGCTGAGCCTGATAATGATAAACTTTTTCATACAGCACAAAGATTTGTTGATGAAGGAAAAAAATTAGGTAATGAAGTTTATGTTATAAAAGTTGAGGGTGCAATTATCTCTTATGAAAATAATGAATATACAATATCTAACTCTGGGGATGATAAAGGAACTACAATAAGTGCTGATAATACTGTTGCATTTGTTCGTGGTTCTGTTCGATTAAAAAAGAGCTATTTAGACTTACTTTCTCAATTAGAAAAAATTGGTGTATGTATGGTCAATAGTAGACAAACAATTGAACTGTCTTCTGACAAATATAGAACATACCTTAAATTACAAGATGTTGGTTTAACACAACCTAAAACTGTACTTATTCCTAATGAAAAAACTTGGAAAGATGCTCTTGAAAAATTAGATACTAAGTTTCCAATTATTATGAAAACCCTTGAGGGTTCTAAAGGTGTTGGTGTTTTGTTTATTGAATCTGAAAGACAAATAGAGTCTTTAGTTCAATTACTTTATAGTCAAAACAATGATGTAGATTTATTGATCCAAGAATATATTAAAACTGATGGTGATATTAGAGTTATTGTTTTAGGTGATACTATAGTAGCAGCAATGAAAAGAGATGTTATTGAGGGAGATTTTCGTTCAAATGTTTCGCAAGGTGCATCTGTAAATGAATATCCTTTAACCGAGTTAGAGAAAGAACATTGTTTATTAGCTTCAAAATCAATTGGTGGTTCTTGGACAGCTGTTGACTTTATCCCATCAAAAAAAACAAAGACAGAACCTCCGTATATCATTGAAGTAAATCATTCACCTGGCACAAAAGGAATTGAAGAAGCATCTAATATAAATGTTGTTAAATCAGTTATTGATTTTTATTCTAATCCAAAAAATAGACACCTTGTTCCAACAGAATCAGGCAGATTTGAAAGGTTAGAACTAAAAGGTCTTGGAGAGATAGTTGCTAATTTTGATACTGGTAATAGTGCTAGAGCAATAATGCATACTGATAAGTGGGAAGTTAAAGGTAAAAATGTTGTGTGGGAATCATTTGGAAAAACTTACACACACAAACTTGTAAGACTACAAAAGTTTAAACAAGGTAAATGGTCTTTTACATCTTCAACTCCTATAGAGCGACCTGTGATACTTTTAGATGTTGAATTTAATGGGAAACTATATAAAGATCACGAATTTCTATTAGATGAAAGGGGTCATAAAACAACTAAATGTTTAATGAACCAACTTTTTATGCGAAAGTCAAACATTATGATTAACCCAGCTAAAACTTTTGTAGTTTCAACTAAACATGGTGTAAAACCAGATGGAACTTTTGAAGATGATGCCTTTGACTTATTTTAATAAATTCCTTGACAAATAGCTTTAAAGGTGATATAGTTACTATATGAATTTTTACACAAATGTTATTCAGTGGGGCAACAATCTTCTTGTTCGTGCTGTTATAAATGATAAACGGGAAAATTTCAAAATAAGATATTCTCCTACACTTTATGCTCCTGTAGAAAAGAAAACTCCGTATAAAAATCTTGATGGTGGTTATGTTACTGATTTGACATTTCCCACCATCAAGGAAGCTAAGTCATGGGTTGAAAGTCATAAATCTCAACCAGAACTTATATATGGAAATACCCAATATCCTTACACTTATATTGCTGACAATTATAAGGGTAGAGTTGATTGGGATTTAGAGAAGCTTTTAGTAGTCACAATTGATATTGAGGTTCAATGTGAAAATGGATTCCCTTCACCAGAGCTTGCTGAAGAAGAGCTTCTATCCATCACCATTAAAAATCATCAGAGCAAACGTATTGTTGTTTGGGGTATTGGTGATTTTGAAACAGACCGTGAAGATGTAACATATATAAAATGTGAAAGTGAAGTACATCTATTAAAAGAGTTTCTTGTGTTTTGGCAAAAATATCATCCTGATATTGTTACGGGGTGGAACTCTGAATTCTTTGATATTCCATATGTTTGTAATCGTATCAAAAAGTTGTTTGGAGAAGAAGAACTGAAACGGTTGTCTCCTTGGGGTGGTGTACTAACCCGTGAAGTTTATAAGATGGGCCGTAATCATCAGACATATGATATACAAGGTATTGCAGCATTAGATTATTTTGATTTGTATCGCAAGTTTACATATTCTGCTCAGGAGTCATATCGGCTAGATCATATTGCATTTGTTGAATTGGGTGAGCGTAAAGCAGGAAATCCTTTTGAAACTTTTCGTGAATGGTATACTAAAGATTATCAGTCATTCATTGAATATAATATTCAAGATGTTGAAATTGTTGATAGATTAGAAGATAAGATGGGACTTATTCAATTATGTTTAACTATGGCTTACGATGCCAAGGTTAATTATGTGGATGTCCTTGGTTCAGTTCGTTATTGGGATATTCTGATATATAATCATTTGCGTGAAAAAAACATTGTTATTCCACCAAAAAGTAAATCAGAAAAGGTAGAGAAATTTGAAGGTGCTTATGTAAAAGACCCTCAAGTTGGCATACATAACTGGGTTATGAGTTTTGATTTGAATTCTCTATATCCACATTTGATCATGCAATATAATATTTCACCTGAGACACTTATGCCTAGTGAAATAAAAGAAGGAATGGTTGATAAGATACTTGATGGTAAGATTAGAAATACCACTGATCATTGCATGACTCCAAATGGTGCATTCTTTCGTAAAGACAAGCGTGGATTTCTGCCAGAAATAATGGAGACTATGTACAATGACCGTGTTAAATATAAAGGACTTATGCTCGAAGCTAAGCAACAATATGAGGACACTAAAGACCCCCAGCTCCTCAAAGATATATCTAGATATAACAACATCCAAATGGCAAAGAAGATATCTCTCAATTCGGCGTATGGTGCTATTGGGAATAACTGGTTTCGCTATTTTGATCTTATGGTCGCTACTGCAATTACAACTTCTGGCCAGTTATCTATA